CGGGGACTCGGCCTCGACGATGGACCTGCCGCGGTGCATCGTGGTCGTGGACTCGGCCCGCCCGCCTTCCGATCTGCCCGAGGGCCTCGGGAACTACACCTGCACGACCCGGGTCATTATGGCGTCCAACGCGGACGACACCTCCCTGACGACGCACCGGGCCCGCTGCGCCTCCATCGCCGGCGTCATGCAGGGCCTCTCCGCGATGCAGGCGGCCTTCACGGCCAGCGGGGACGCGACTCTCTACGACATCACCCCTGGCAGCGAGGACGAGGGGGTGGACGAGCGGTCCTGGGCGACCTCCATGTCCTACGAGCTGCTGTGCGTGGTCCCCGCCGTCTGACCCTTGCCAATCCTCCCAAGTTAAATGGCCGCCGTAATCAATGGAACGACCTGCCTCTACGGAGTTGCGGGAACTGTCACCAACCTTTTCGTGCAGTCCTACACGGTCAGCGCGTCCTTCGTCTCGGAGGACACGGTGGTCGATGAGACGGGCCTGACCAAGACGCACCGCCTGGACGACCGCAAGACCGAGGTGACCATCGAGGGCATCGCCAAGACGGCCAGCCCGCCCACGCTCGGGGCCACGATCACCTTCACGACCGGGACGAATAGCGCATACCCCAGCGGGTCGGCCTCGACCTCCTTCGTTGGGACCATCACCAAGATCGAGGAGCGCGGCGGCAACAAGGAGTTCGTCAAGGTGTCCGTGACCGCGGTGGACTACGAGGGCATCACGCCCGCCTGATTGACTTGAGTCAATACGGGGGACAATGACCCCGTGGACCGACGCTTCCTTGCGGCCTTCACCGACCCGGCTCCCGTGCGGATGCTGGGTCGCCTTGTCTACCCTTTCTGCCTGAAGCACCGGGTGCGCCTGGAGGCCATCGAGTCCCCGCTCATCACGGGGGCGGACGTGAGCGTCATGGACTATTATGTCGCGGTCCTGGTCTGCGCCGAGGAGCCCGTCGGACCTCCCGGCATCATCGACCGCCTGCGGCTCATGCGCCTCTCGTCGAGCTTCATCAAGTTCCATCGCGAGCTGCGGAAGTTCCGCGACTTCGTCATGGTGGACCATTGGCCTAAGTATTGGGATAAGCAGGTCAAGTCGGAGTCGGCTGCGGTCGGCATCCCCTGGCCTCTCGGTGTGGTCGCCAATCTGATCGCGAGCGGCGTGCCCGAGCAGCGTGCCTGGGAGATGCCGGAGTGCCAGGCGGTCTGGTTGAACACGGCCTTGGCCGCCCGCAAGGGGGTGGACGTGAACCTCCTTTCCACCGAGGAGGAGGACTTCATGGAGGAGATGCGACTTGCCAGCCCTCCAGAGGTGAAGACCAATGAGCCGCACGCTGGAGTATCAGATCAAGGGCAAGTCTGACGTCGAGCAGGTCGTCGGAAAGGCCAAGACGAGCGTCGGCCAACTCGGCACGACGATGACCGCGGTGAACAAGAAGTTCAGCGAGATCGGCAAGGACCTGTTCATGCGCTTCCTTGCGCCGGTCCTGCTCATCGACAAGGCCATCAACCTCCTTTCCGAGTCCATCAAGAAGATGACGGCGACGGCGGCGGACGGCATCGACAGCATCCGCAACTCCGAGTCGATGCTCATCAGCGACGAGCTGGCGGCGGTGGCGCAGCGCATCAGGGACATCGAGAAGGCGAAGAAGGATTCCGAGACCTTCGTCGAGGACATGAGGAAGATGACCAAGACGGCCCTCCTTGAGACGGTCGAGGGCCAGAAGTACTTTGAGGAACTGCGCCAGGGGAACATGATGAACTACCTGTTCAACCCCTTCTTCACCGAGCAGATGGCGGCCCGCGAGGACGTGCAGCAGGAACTCATCCGGCGCATCGCCAGCGGCCTCCCGCCGGCGGCGACCAAGCCGACGACCACGGCCAGCCAGGAGAAGTTCACCGACGCCAAAAGCATCTCGGGCAACGTCATCGGCGTGGGGCAGTCCCCTATGATCGCGGAGATGATGACGACCAATGAACTGCTGCGGAGCATCGACCAGAAGTTGACCCCATCCGAGCCCGCCCTGACGCCCGACCCCAATCTGACGAAGAAGTCGCCCCCGCTCCTCTACCCTTCATTCAAGTAAGACATGGCACGCATCTCCAACGGCGACGCACTCAGCACGGCCCTCCTCCAGCCGGGGTGGACTTTCGAGAACAACGGCTACGGCCTGATCTCCGTCAAGGCGCGGTGGGCGGTGGACTACGCCTCGGCCTGGACCGCGACCGACATCGGCATCGGGGCGACCTTCTCGGAGGTGTCCGGGGAGACGCTCAAGTGCACGAAGTCCACCTACGCCTTCCAGAAGAACGGGCTGACCTACGTCGACCAGGAGTACGTCGGCATCGCGTCTGCCACGGGCTCGACGACCCGCCCGGACGTGACGGCCTCCAACGGCCTGACCTCGGAACACATCACGACGCACGCCAACTTCTTCACGGCCTCCACGGGCATCGCGGGCCCGACCCCATTCACCGCGTCGAGCATCACGCAGTCCAATGGCGCGACGCTCTACAAGGGACTGAACGGGGCGCACTTCCAGGACCCCGCCGGCGGCAAGTTCGTCGGCTTCCTCGACCCGACCTATCCGCTTTACTACGGGAAGTCCAACTACCTTGCGCCCACGACCTCCTTCTCCGGGGTGATCTACACGACGGACTCCACGGTGCTGACGAACCTCAAGGCCGACTTGGGCAAGACCAGCGGGACCAACGCCTTCAGCGGGACGACCCTCCTGCCCGCGATCTTTGGCACGTCCTGGACGACGGGCTCCCCGGCCCGCGACCAACTCCTCATGGCGCAGGTCAACATGGAGTCCTACGCGCTCAACGCGAGCGGCGTGCCCTACATGATGAAGGTCAACTACGAGCTGCGCTACAACGTGGACGGCTACCCCTCGGCGGTCTACGCCTCGGCCTGACGATGAAGATGCAGCCAGGAGCGGGCTACGGCTTCACGTCCTCGGCCTACGGGGTGACGCTGGACACCGCCGGCCCTTTCCTGCCCGACGACGCCGGGGTCAACGACCACCCCTTCCGCGTGGTCAACGCTGGCAGCGCGACGGTCGGCGGGGTGGTGGAGTACTATTTCAACTGCACCGCGGGGACTATCAACAACCTTGACCCGCTGATGTCGGACGTCGGCGGGACGGCCCTGCACATGACGGCGAGCCCGCGGCCCAAGGCCAAGTGGGACTTCAACTCGACGACGAACTACTCGTACGTCTACCTCGACGTCGGGGTGTCCTCGACCGACCCGACCGAATACCCCGAGACGGACGACACCGACGCCCGCTATCCCCTGGTCGGCGCGAGCGACGTGGTCCTGACGAGCGACAACGACTACGGCAAGATCCTGCTGGCGGCGGCCTACAAGGACCCCACGACCAACGCCATCACCGTCTGGCAGTATGTCACCGGGTCGTTGTGGTCTGACCGCATCAAGATGGCGGGCATCGACGCCCGCTACTTCTGGGCCCGCATCTGATGCCCACGCCTCCGACGATCACGGAGTCCGACATGGGGGCGGTGGTCGGCGGCAACCCCTACGGCTCGCGGCTGGCGGACGGCTCGACGACGTGGGGCAAGACCCGGTGCGTCTTCATCGACGGCTACACGGCCTGGAGCAAGGGCGACAACTCGCTGGTCATCGACGGCGGCTTCTATCCCTCGGACGGCCTGCACCTGCGGGTCTGGCGGTGGCCTCGGACGGACCCGTGGGTGGACAGCAACTCCGACCCCCATACCGAATACGGCGGCCCCATCCTCGGCTTCACCGACAACAGCGGATCGGGGGGCGACTCCTACATCTCCGTCGGGGCTTATGATTGGAACGGCAACGACACCGTGAACCCTCTTTACACGTCAGCCCAAAACCAACTCGACGAGAACGATGCGGCGGCCTGCTACACCGGGCGGCTGGTGAACGGGACCTACACGACGACGGCGGATTGGTCGGACGCATCCCCAACGCCCACCTGGTTCGGGCAGAACATCGGCGCGGTGTCCTTCACGGGATACACGTCCATCTCGGGCTTCACGGCCTTCTGACGGCCCCCCCTTGCCACCCCTGCCAAGGGTAAGGGACCCATGAGTTGCGCCACGACTTCAACATTCAAACGGGGCACGACCTTCTCGGCCTCCGTGACTTACACGCCAGCCGCTGGCGGACCTGCCGACCTGACCGCCGCGACGATCACCTCCTCCATCGTGGACTCCTCCCGCAGCCAATACGACCTGGTGATCACCAAGGCGGTGGACGGGCTCTCCTTCACGGCGGCCTTCGCGGGCTCGACCTCCTCCTGGGGCCTCGGCCTCGCAAAGTGGGACATCAAGATCGTGAACGGCGGGTCCACCTTCTACTCCGAGACGCTCCGCCTCGACATCATCGAGCAGGTCACCGCCTAAAGCGCCATGCCCTTCTCCGTAGACGACACCCCCTTCGGGTCCCTGTCTGTCACGCTGGCGGACGTGGACGGCACGCTCTCGGCGAGCATCATGGCGACGGCCCCGGCGACCCTTTCGCTGGCGGTCTATGGTGCGCCTCCCGGCGTGCCTTCTGACGGGCTCGAAGGGCAGATACTCGCGAAGGCGACGGACGCGGCCTGGGACACCATCTGGATAGACAACTATGCCACCGAGCTGCGCGCGGTCGTCCGCAACCAGACCGGGGCGACGCTCACCAAGGGGACGGTGGTCTACATCTCCGGCGGGGCCGGCAACAAGCCGCTGGTCACCAAGGCCAGCGCGGCGACGGAGTCCGGCTCGTCCAAGACCTTCGCCATCCTCGCGGAAGACATCCCGGACAACCAGAACGGCGAGGCGACTACCTTGGGTCTGCTGTCCAAAGTAGATACCTCGGCCTTCACGGCTGGCGCGAACCTCTGGCTATCGACCACGGCTGGCGAGATCACGGAGACGATGCCGACCACGCCGAACCATGCGGTGTTCATCGGCAACGCGGTCCGCATCCACGCGACCCAGGGCGAGATCATGGTCCGCATCCAGAACGGGCTGGAACTCGGCGAACTGCATGACGTCCTCATCACGACCCCGACTGACGGGCAGGTGCTGAAGTTCGACGCCGCAACCTCCCTCTGGAAGAACGGGACGGACGTGGGCGGCGTGGCCTGGGGCGGCATCACCGGGACGCTCTCCAACCAGACCGACCTCCAGAACGCGCTCGACGCCAAGGCATCCTTGAGCGGGGCCACCTTCACGGGGAAGATAATCGGGACGGCCTCGGCGACGGACGCGGGGGTCAATCTCGGGACGGTCAACGCCGCGCCGTCGAACCTTACGGAGGGCGACATCTGGATCACGGACCGCCTCTCCTATCGCAACCGCAACGGGAACACCATCTCCACCGTCTCCCAGAACCAGACCAACAACATCACGACCAGCGCCAACGCCTCCTTCGTCTTGAGCGTGACGCAAAACGGCAACGGCGGGGCGGTGCGAGTCATCAACAACGGGACGGGCGAGTCCTTCCGCGTGGACGACGAGACGCCCGAGAGCACGCCCTTCGTTATCAGCAGCGACGGCCGGGTCGGCATCGGGGTCACGCCCGACGCCACGGCGGCCTTGGCGGTGGACGCGGGCGGCATCAAGTTCGACGACGCCACGGTGCAGACGACGGCCTTCGTGTCCGGGGTCTACGCGCCGCTGGCAAGCCCGGTCTTCACGGGCAACCCTACCGCGCCCACCCCGGCGACGGCTGACAATGACACGAGCATCGCCACGACGGCCTTCGTCAAGGCGCAGGGGTATCTGACTGCCAGCACGGTCGATGTGCAGGTGTTCGGCGGCCCTTCATCCAGCGGGAACTTCACCTGGAACAAGCCGACGGGCGCGCAGGTGGTCGAGGTCTTTGCCATAAGCGGCGGCGGCGGTGGCGGCTCCGGGGCGCGTCAGCTTCAGTCCGTCGGACGATGGGGCGGCGGTGGTGGCGGCGGCTCGGGTGCTATCTTCTTCAAGATCGCCGCGTCCCTGCTCGGGTCTTCCGAGACGGTGACTGTGGGCGCAGGCGGCTCCGGCGGCGCAGCGGTCACGACCGACTCTACCAACGGCAACAACGGGACCAAGGGCGGGGACAGCGTCTTCGGTCCGATCACGGCCCGCGGCGGGAACTTCGGGTCTGGTGGCACGACCAGCACCGGCACGGGCGGCTCCGCTTCACTCAACTACTTCTGGCTTTCACCGAGCAGCGTCCCGAGTCAATCGGGCGGCAACGCCCCATCCGCTGCGGCGTCTCTTGCTTTGCAATACTATGCCGCAAGTTCCGGCGGTGGCGGCGGCGCAAGTCGCGGTGCTGGAGTCGCGCTCCCGTCGGCAGGCGGGAACGGCGGGTCCAAGTTGGCATCGACTTCGGTGAGCAGCGGCTTGACCACGGCCATCGCCGGCGGGGCCGGCGGCATTGGCGGAACTTCGACCCCTGCCACCGCTGGCATCGACGGCGGCTATTGGGGCAGCACCGGCGGCGGCGGTGGATACTACCGCCCGAACACCACCGGGGACGCTGGAGGCGCAGGCGGATGGCCTGGAGGCGGCGGCGGTGGTGGCGGCTGCTCGGACGACGGCTATGACTCCGGGGCCGGCGGAGCAGGCGGCAACGGCCTCGTCATCGTCATCACATACTGCACATGATCACCGACTCCTCCAGCCGCACATGGACCCCGTCCGCCGACCGCACCATCTGGAAAGCGTCGGACGGCTCCAGCATCAAGGTGAACCCCGCGTCCACCGACGAGCAGGTCCTCGCCACCATCGAGGGCCTCATCGCCATGCCGAAAGAAAAGACTGACGCCGAGCGCATCGCCGAACTTGAGGCCCAACTCGCCGCCATCATCGCGACCCTCAACAACCCTTCCTAACATGCTACTACCCATCCTCGCCCTCCTGGTCGGCTTC